TGCAGCGATCTGAATAACGGCAGCTTCCAAGGAAGTCTCGTTCAAATCAGCAGGGGTAGATTGAGTATTGCTGTTAACACCACCAGAAACCAATGGGTGAGATGTCGAGAACAAAGGTACACCGTCACCACCGTAATAAACGGCAGAGTTAGTGAAACCGTTGTTTAACACAGCAGCAGCTTTAACCTGCTTGGTGTACGCCATAGCACGAGCCAAAGCCTTGGTATAACGAGCTGATAGGCTGTCATACAAGTTGTCCTCGATTGCCTCTTCCGTTAGGGAGAAGCCAAGGGCGATGGTTTCGTGGTTATAACGAGCTGTGAAAGCCTCTTGTGCATTGTCATAAGCGATGGCAGAACCCTCGTTTTTGACTGGTGCAGCGGAGAAGCCAGACAGTTTTGTTTCTTCTTCGAACGAACGCTCAGAGGTCTCAGTTTCATAGATCTCTTTATGTTGTTCACCATAAGTCGCATACTCAAGACCAAACAAAGCGTTCAGACCTGGGAGCAACTCTTTCAGTAGTTGTGCACGTGAAATAGCCATTTAATTGCTCCTTAAGCTGCAGTTGCAACAGGGGTTGCACTGTAATAGGTATGTACGCCAAAGTTGAACTTGACGATTACCTCAGTGAAAGATCCAAGCGCATTAACAGTCTCTGGTACACCCGCAATAATACGGAATGGAAGAGTGGTTGTTGACGAGCTGGTACTGTTTAAAACGCCTTCGTTTGAATCACCAGAAGTTGTAGAGCCAGCGGTTGTCAAGATTGATACGTTGTTACCAACGTCAGTCTGAACTAAGCCACCAATGGTGGTTGCGTCTGACAATACTGCTACTTTGAAAAGTCCATCTGGATCGTCAGCTACAAACGCAGTAATATCCGAAGCGGTAATAGCGCCTGGATAGAATTGCTGTTGTAGCAACTGTTTGGTAGTTGGGTTTGTGAACTGACAACCCATAAAAATACCAACGGCATCGGTTGCGGTAGCTGTGGTTGAAACACGGCTCAAAGCACCATCGGTGTTCAGACGTACAACATCACCAAAGAAAATGGCGGTTGTAGAACCTGAAATGATGGGAATTGAACGAGTTTGACCAGCAAATACCTGACCACCGATCAAATTGATCGGTCTGAACCCATAGGGTCCTGATACGGTAGGATAAGCCATTTAAAACTCCTAATTAAGTTTAGTTACCTTTTCCAAAAGTCACCGTAGATTTCTTCTCATTAAAGAGAGGCATCCTTGGATCATTCTGGCGCATAAGATTATTGTCCACAGCGTCCATCTGACTTTCTGCTTGGATTCGGTAATGTTGATTACGTTGTCCAACAAACTCTTCTGGAGTTTTGCATAACAATAAACCGCCAATCTCAATGTTGTCTTTAAAACGACTATTGGGATCAACTAGCAGTTGAAACTTGGGTTGTTCTTCAATTCCTACAGGTTCCCAGCCTTCTCTTAGTTTCCCAGAAAGATTGCGGGGGTCTGCCTGATTCAGTGTTGAAGTACGAATCCATCTGTACGCATACCCAGCCTGTTTGTCGGGCTCAGGGAGCAATTCTGCTGGCGCCCACTGCTGAGGACGTTCGCTTGTTGCACGAGTATCTAATTCACGAGTCAGTCTGTTATTAGCCATTTGAAGCCTCCAATTTCTGTTGTTCACGAGCGTACACTTCGGGTGTTAGGCCAAATTTTTTGATAATGGCCATTTGTGACTGCTTTAACCGTACCTGTTTGGAGGACGTTGAGCGAGTCGCCGGAGCTACAACCGTACTAGGCTTTGCTTTAGGAGCTGTTTGAGGCTCTAAGTCTGGCTCAGCCTGACTACTTTCTTCCATCGCATCAAAATACTCTGGAAACTTTTTGCGCATTGTTTTGTCAATGTGCTTGAAGTACTGATCGGTGCCTACGACTTTTGGACCATATTCATCAACCAATTCTTCATGTATCCCTACAGCAAAACTGGACATGGCTTTTTTGGAACCATACCAAGGATTTTCATCCAGCCAGGCTGACGTTTTGGGGTCAACCTTGGGTTGTTGCTGCGATTGAGGTATTTGTACATCATTTTCTTCTTCTTGTAAAGCACTAGGTTTAAATTGTTTTGCCTGTTGTGATTTATAAGTTGCTTCAGAAAGTGCGGCCTGTGCTTCAACGATGCGATCTGACTCTCCAGACTCAAGCGCTTCCTTATACTCACGCTTAGCCATGGCTAATGTAGTATCGGCAGCGTTTTGTACCGTCTCTATATAAGTCTTCTCGCCAGCATTGTATTGTGCTTTGAGCTGCTTATTCTCTTTATTAAGCCTATCTAGAGCTTCAAAAGCCGCCTGACGTTCCCGCTCAGCCGCTTCTTTAGCACGACGTTCATCGTTCCAAACCTTTTTATATTGCTTAATACGCTCTATTTGGGCTTTAGGGTCTAGCTCTTCGTTGTCTTCATCAGCAACTTCTAGCTTTTTAACCACCTCTGTAGGCAACGGTTCACGCCCCCTATCCTCTGGGGGAGTGTCGTCTTCAATAATAACTTCTACATCATCTGCTGTATCTTCTAAGGGTTTACCCTTAGTTTCTTCTGCTTCATGTGGAAATTTAAAACTTTCTTTTTCAAAGTCAGCCATGATTTAGCTCCTTAGATAAATTTACGGGATATGCCACGAGGATCTTGAACAACGGCTTCAACTGAATCGTCATTAATAATCCTAAACTCTCGGCCATGGATAACAACACGGGTGCCAGCATTCGGTCTAACTAATATAAAGTCGCCTTCTTTACACCAAGGTCCGCTTGAAAAGCGATCTTTGTCTTTATAGCAATCAGGCCCAAGTGCCACCACAAATAACACCGTGGTTAACAACTCATCATGGCGACGAGTTTCATCGGACTTAAGAATCCCGCTTTCAAAGGCTTCTTCTACTTCAGGAATAGCACATAAGATGCGATATCCCGAAGGGTCTGGTAACTGCTTGGCTTTCTCAGCTTCTGTCGCCTCGAAATTTACTGATCCCACAATTTGTGGTCTATCGGGGTTTGTGCCGATAAGGATTTCACTCATCTGAGTTCTCCATTTTTTGTTTCAGGTCTAATATTTCCTGCCTTGCAAAGAGCAGACCTTTAATCTCCCCGCAAATTCTTTGGTACTCGGCATAGTCCTTTGCTTGTCCAGAAGCTATCCAGTCCCGTTTTGCTATCACTTCTTTGTCTAGGTTTTGTACTAGAACATCAGATGCGTCCATTACTCCCCTTTACGTGGTTGTTGCATTTGAGCTTTGGTTTTGGCCAAGTCAATGCCTAATTTAGCGCCAATCTCACCTTCTTTTGCAAGGCGATTTTTAGCGTCCTCATTTACTTTAATCTGGGCATTCATACCAGCAATCTTCTCTTGCGACTCAATACGATCCCGTTCTATCTGCAACTGATCGGCTTTACCGGCAGCATCAACAGCAAGCTTCTTAGACTTAAGCTCAAGTTCAGCTTGTTTAATCTGGATTTCTTGTTGCTGCATTTGAACAATTGGATCTTGCATCTGTTGTTGTGCTTGTTGCGCTTGAGCCTCTTGTTGGTTTTTCTGCAACATTTGTTGCGCTGCTTGGGCAGCCATCTGAGATATGCGAACTTCCATATCTTTTGGCATAGCTCTTTCATTGGCGTCGTCTTCATCTGGGTGAAACGGCAAATCTATACCCATAGCCATTTCCATCTGTTTGCGATACTCGTAAGCGATGTGCTCATTGACGTGCGACATCATTGCAGCGTGCATAGCCTGCGCTTGTGGGTTTTGCCCAACCAATTGCATGATCTTTGGATCTTGCATGGCTGCCATATGAACACCAATATGTGCTTGATGGTCTTGGTAATAGAACGCCTTGACTGGTTTCATCATTAAGATGTTCTGATTCTCGGTAATGGGGTCTTCGGGTTTCTGATCTTCTGGCAATTTAACTAACTGCTGAGCATTTTTAATACCCAACACGTCTAACATCTGACGATGCAGTTTTGGCAAGTTATATATCTGTGGTGCACCTTGAGCTAACTGTAGTACCGCTTGGTATTGCGTGATCTTTTGCGCCATAGTCGCAGCGTTTGGATCGGATACTGGAATGACGTCAATGTTGTCATAGTCAGACTTCTTTGCTCTTGGTGAACCTTCTACTGGCTCATAGGTATAAGTATCTGGAGTGTAATCACGAATGATGTCACGAAGTAACTTGAGCTCCTCTTTAAATGAGTAGTGGATGCGGGCTTGTACAGCGGACATTACTTTTAATGTACGCTCCAGAATTGCTAGGGTTGTGCCAACCGGTGCTTGCGCACTCATGTCAGATACTTGTAAGTCAGCTGCGTTAGCAAAACGTCGGCCTTCTTCGATGATCTTATCCATGAGACCTGCCAGAACCATACTTGGTTCTTTATATGGCAAAGTCATCAAGTTATCTTTAATTGTTCCACTAGGTACATCAACGTCACGGAACTCTCCAGGACTTATGGGAGTGTCGTCACCTTTAACACGCAATCCACGGGTCTTAAAGCCACCTGGCAAGTTTGCCAATGATCCGGCATCAACGAGTTGGCGGAGGATACTAGTACCTGATTTAGCAAAAGCCCCGATGAGGTGAATAAGACCAAAGCAATAGAAACCAAAACCGGGAATATAACCATAATGCACAAAATGCGAACGCTTTTTATGATGCTCATCTTCGGGCCTCCAATTGCGACGGATCGCAAGAACCGTGCTGTTAGCTTTATCAACGGTTACTATATACGGTAGCGCTATACCGGTTTTTTCTCCGTCTTCTTCATCTTCATAACCAGGAAGATCAAGGTCAACTTGCATTTCAAGAATCTTATAGCGATCATCTGTAGTAGCTCTAAAGCCCATCTTCTCAGCGATCTTTTTCTCAACATCGTCAAACGAGTCAACAGGTTCTGGCAGCTCTATATCACGCCAAAATCCTGCATATTGCAGCTTCTTAACCTCGTTTGGGGTCTTACGCATAATGTGCGTAACCCGTGGGGAACTAGCTAAATCAGTAGCACCATAAGGAACAACTAAGTCCTCTGCAGGTACAAACATAGATACCTGACGCCCAATACTTGGATCGTAGTACACCTTCTTAAACGCATTACCTGATAAACCCAACCCCCAGAGCATGCGCTCATGCTCAGGTCGGAATTCCTGCATTACATCTGTTAGCTGGTAGTTCATATCATCACGAACTCGCTCAGCTGCATCTTTCTTTTCTTGTGTTTCTTTACCAATAATAGTTGTCTTTACCGGACCTGCTGCAGGAAACGTCTCCATGATGGTCTCTGCCTGGAACCGTACCAAGGCTTCAGATAGAAGTGGGTGGTATACACCACAAGCGCCTTCCCAAGGTTCTGTGCGCTCTTCAATTTTCATACCTAATAGTTGAATACCATCAACATAGGTCTGCATCCAGTCTTTGCGTGAACTGACATCTTCATCAAAGTCACCAATTAAATCACCAGCTAGAGACTGTAGCTCGTCTTCACTCATGTACTCTGCTAGGTTGGCATCAAAGTCTTTATCACTAGGCTCTGCTTCTTCAATGCGCAGGATGGGCACGCCATCAATACCAATTTCTACTGACTCGGGGTCCTCAATCTCAATTTCAAGCTCTGGTCCTTCTTCCATCATTGGAAGTGCGCCTAACCCTAACGGGGCTTGTGATAACGATTTATCTATTGCCATATATTTACCTATACGTTGTAGTAGCCTTTATGCCTACGTGACTTAAACTGTTTTGGCTCGTCTTCATAATCAGATTCTAGCGATACAAAGCCGCCACGTCTATATCGCAACAGGGCTTGAGTCATTGAGTCTACTAAGTCGTCATGTTCTCCACTAGGAAAAGATGCGGTCTCTTCAACTAACTCATCCGCCCAATGCGTATTAGGAACCCATACTCTCCCAGATGCAAATATATCAGCAACTGCGTTCAAACGGGCAATTTTATCACTTCCCTTACTTGGCACATATTCCTGGACAGGTATGCCCATAGCTCGTAACTCGAACACTAGCGGGGCTCCGGAGGCTTTTGCCTCAACGATAAGAGCATCAGGTTCCCACTCTTTGTAGTGTTCCATAGCTTTTTGTTTTAGTTCTGGGAACTCCATCCGCTCCTTAAACGCATCTAACAAAATAATATTAGGCACATCAAGTCCTCTGGAGTTAGCCTGATAGAACACTCCCCAAGTAGTACAGGCGCAGTAGTCTGACCGCTGAGTCTTTAAGAAGGCTGTATCCCATGACTGGATCATAAACTCACACTGAGGTGGG